AATTGTGCATAATAGGTATATGGGAAATAAATTAAATAACTTAACTACTCAAGTTGGCAATGCTTTTGCCCACCTTGATGCACAAGAAATCAAGCAAGAGACAGCTTATATTATAGAAACTGCTGACATGTTAGTTGAGCTTTTTAACACAGAGGAGGGTACTGCTCAGACTCGTCATGAGGAATTACAAAAACTTCTTGGTCAAAGAAACATAGATAGAGATTTTGCTGGAATTGTTAGATATTACAGGGCAAACCTTACTCTTGAAGAAGCTAATGCAATCATTGTTGAAAGAGCTTTAAGACCTCTACAAGCTAAACATGAAAAAAGAAATTATAGAATAGCTGAGAAGCTTTTAAAGAAGGGTGTTGAGGAGTTTGACTTCAATAACCAAGAGGTTGTTTGGGGCGGTGACTTTGAAACCACTTGGAGAGTAGAAGATTTCTTAGTGACCTTAAAAGTTATCTTTGCAGGTGGGCACAACATCCAAAGATTTCACCCTAGAGTTTTAGTCAATGTTAAAAAGGAGGTAGCGTAATGTTACACACAATCGACATGTGGTTTTACCACAATCCAGTAGCCAATGTATTAAGTGCATTGGCTGTACCAATTTTATTAATCGCCTTAATTGGCACAATCACAGGAGGAGCGTAATGCAAGAATTCGTAGTTGTTTGGAATGAAGAATCATATAGTGATACAGAACCACAGATAGTCACAATGGCAGAGTTTATAGCTGATGGCATTGAGGGTGACTGGGGTATTGATGAGGATGGTGATTTTACCATCGAACATTTAGAGAATCTTGAGGTGGGTGACACACACACAGTGTATGCACCTTATGGATGGAGTATTAAAATTATTAAAATTAACGAGGTAAAGTAATGAGCACAAGAGCAGTATATACATTTAAAACACTTTCTGAGTGGGATCAATCAGAGGTGCATATATATAAACACCATGATGGCTACCCCAAAGGTGGTCTTACATTCATCAAAGAAGCGATTGAATATTACGATGGTAATTACGAAACAATGAAACATCTTGTTAATAGGGATGCTTTATCAACTTGTTTTCTTTTGTCTATTAATAAAGGCGAAAAATATGGAGACTGTGATATTACAGAACACCACAACAAACATGGTGATTTGGAATATAGATACGAAATCACACCATTAAAAGATTTCAAAGAAATCCCAACGCTTACAAATATAGCAATCAAAATTTATTCTTGTGCCTCTTGGGAAGGAGAAGAGAAACTTATTTTTGGTGGTGATCTTCACCAAGCTGTATCAAAATTTCAAACCTTGGAGGTAGCATAATGCCAACCACAATCATGTACGATGTTTACCAATACATGCCTACTTATGGTAGGCATGGTGAAAATGTTTTTGTAGCTTCTTATCGCAACAAAGCCGATGCTACTAATCGCAAAGAAAGAGATTATAATAGAAACATAACCAGTCATGTGATTGAACGATTGGCAAATGTTGATCCTAAAAAGGTTTTATAATGTTAGATACAATTACAATCGAGTATAAACTCGAAAACGCTCCTACCAAGGAATATCCTGAAATGGTTAAAGACTTGGTAGACAGAGCCAATGATCGCAAACTTTTTTTTGCTATCAATAAAAATCAAAGCATTGCGTTTAATGATACAGAAAGAGAAATCATTATTGAGGCACTATCGAAACTGGGTTTACCTTTATTAGACAAAGACAAACAAACCCAAGAAGAAAAAGTTAAATATCGCAAGATTGAAGAGATCATACACAAACTAGCCTTTGGCAAATGAACCTACTCAAAGCAATTATTCTTGATACTGAGGATGGTGAAATCGAAGTTTTCACTCCAACTGTCAAAGCAAAATCTTTTACAGGTGCATTACGCAAGTTTAAAGGTGAAGAGGTGTTAGGAATCTTAAAAATAGAAGATGACACTTACATGGTTTTTATTGAGGAATAAAGCGTGTAAACTTCTTATGTGACAATTCATAAGTTAAATAACTATCTATTATCAATGCAATCGCATTGGTCAATCATGCACAGCACACATCAAGCAGTCGAAGAATCCCTGCCAATCTTATCTAAGTTTTCTTCAGGTGATGGTGTAGATCGTATGCAAGAAACACCACTGAAAAAACACATCACCAAGATACATCCTGACATTTACAAAGTGCCATTGTTTAGACGAAAGTTCTGCAAGATGTTAGTCGATGAAATCAAGACAATGAAATTCCAAGCCAATGAAGAGGAAGATGAGCTCAGGCAAATACCTGAGATAGTGTTAAGAGATCAAGTGCCTGAGTTATATCGCAACATGTGGTTCGTAGTTCAAACAGTTCTTAATCCAATCATCTATAGTATTTGGCAACGCAACTGTTCCAACATAGGTTCAGTGCAAATAGCCAATTACAATTTAAAGGACAAACAACAAGGTGCTTGGCACCACGATGAATCAGCAGACATCAGTGTGGTAATACCACTAAACACTGGTAAGTACAAAGGTGGTGGCACTGAGTTTCATAACTATGGTGAAGTCAAACCTTTACCCACAGGTCATGCACTGATCTTCCCTAGCTTTACCCACATGCACAAAGGCTTACCTGTAGAAATGGGTGATAGATACCTATTGGTTTTTTGGTTGTATGATCGAAAACGAATGGAGTGGTTACTGGCTAATGGATCACCATAGATCGTGTAACTCAACTAACTGAGTGCCTTGCACATTGTAAGGCTTGTAATCTTTCTTGTGTTCAGCTTCTAGCAAAGTATGTAGTGCTTGCTCATTCTTAGCTCTACCATACTCCAAGGCTTCCTCAGACATTGTATAAACCACATATGGATATGGATGAGCCTTTTCCTGTGCCAAGAACGAAAATCCTTCTACAGGCAATCCTAGGCTCTTACAGGCATCTACATACAAAGAAGCCTGCATATGATACCTATAAACATTAATCGCTTGTTTAAAGCCTCTAGGTGAAGCATCACGACAGGTTTTTAAATCCCAAACATGCCTACCATCGTACCAATCAAAACGAGACTTAAAGTTTTGCCCATGCAACTTATAACAAACAGTTAATTCTGTCTGATCGTTCTCACCATGAGGAATAAAGTCTTGTACCACTCTTCGTCTTTCCATGCACACATCGTACAAGTCTTGGCTGATTGCAGTTCTGCTACCGACAGTTGCCATAAAATCTTCATAGGCTTCTTTGCCTGCTTTGGTTCTACGATCTAACGCAGGTTGAATAACAAATTCATCATCAAACTTGTGGTTCTCTAAAAACACTGTGTGTTGTACTCGACCTTCCAACAGTGCAGGTGATTCAGTAAACTCTGATCTATTCTTCCATGTGTACACACATTGATCGACTTGCTTTAGGTCTGAGGCTCGATACGCAGGTATCTCATTGTATTCCTCAAAGGGTAAGTCTTCGTAAACGCCTTCTTTAAATTCCATCTTTTGATTGCTCCATTTCTTCAGGTGTTACATCCCAACAGTTTAAGTTACCTGCCACTGTTCGTCTTTCACCTTCACCCTGAAAAGGGTAAACCATGTGTTGTAGCCATGATGGAAACATCAAGAGCTTGCCAACTTCAGGTTTAATTATTCTTGCTTGTGCAGGTCGCAGTCTTTCAGGATCAATGATTTGATTGAGCCCATAAATAAAATTTAGGTACCCATCAACTGCACCTGATGAGTTGTATAAATCTAAATTTTTGTTGTCTTTAATTTGTGGTGGCACCATAGTCCAAGTGGTAAAAGAAATACCCATCAATGATTGAGTACCATGATCGTGCACTGGATTATAGTCACCTGCATAAGAATGTACTGACCACAGTTGATCCATCTCTACTCGTTTAGGGTAAACACCACAACGAGTCATTTTGACAAACTGTTGAATGTACTGAACTCCTAGATTTTCCATAAGATGTGTGAATGGTTTTAATTCATCACACTTATGATCCATGGTAAGTTGTTCACCTGAATAGATTTGTCCTACTAAGATGTCACCACTAGAAGTTTTATTCTTATCAACCCTGAGACTATTAAGATGTTTGTTAAGAAGATTAACCATGTCAGGAGACAAATCGTGTTGCAACATCATGGCTGATGGCAATGGATATACTGTAAACTTAATGCCTTCTTCACTCATTGGCTAATTCCTGTAATAATAGTTTTAAATAAAATTCACTTTTCTCTAAGTCTTCTATTGCTTTACCTTTGTACTTAAACCTGTGGTTGTACTTAAGCATGTTACCTTCACAATAATGTTTAAAGTTTTTGCCTAATTGTTGTTTGATATAGGCAATAGACTCAACCCCACCTTGAGTATAGTGGGGTGGTTTGTTTACATAATCAGTGGTATCACTCATAACGAATTCTGTGGGCAACTAGGGAAAGCATAATGTTAAACAAAAAAGCTAAGTCACCCAACAGAAACTAAAATGGTATGTCTTCGTCTGTAACAGTTTTGACTGGCTCATCTTTAGCAAGATCAGCTAATCCACTCTTAGCAGGCTCAGATGTTTCAAAGGTCGAACCTGACTCTTTGGCACCTTTGAGTTCAAAACTTTCTTCGATAAGGTTTTGTTGCCATTCAGGTAAACCATCATAAATATCACACATGGCTTTGGTTTGCTCAGTGCTATCACCTGAGAACTCTTCACAGTAAACATCTAGGTCAAAGATAATTCCTGCATTGACAGTCTCAGTCTTTTTAAATTCATCAGGTTTAAAGATGGCTTTGACTCTAGCGTTACCATTGGCATTGTGTTCGATCTCTAAATTAGCAGGTGCACCTATCATTTTGTCCAAGTCAAAACCATCAAGTTCTTCTTTGGTAAATGATTTGCCACGCCATGTAACTAAGTCTTTATATAAGGTGGCGTTTTCATTTAAAGATGCAGTGTAAGTTTTAGAAATGCTCATGGGTCTACCATCAGACATTTTTTGCTCAGGTATTTCCCAAGTCACACTTAATGTTTTTCTTTTCTTAGTGTTGTCAGAATTTGGTTCTGCATCTCTAGGATAGGTTTCATTTCTGCTTCCTTGGTCTATAATCTTGTAACAGACACCTAGGTGTTGTCCTTCAGGTAGAGCTTCAAACTCTTTGCTATCTGATTTAATAGTTAAACTCATAATCTTTTTACTCCATTGGTTGTAATTATTTGTAAATTAGTCTAGGATTGTACAGACTTTTATAGATATAGCAACAGGGAAAACAGACATTGAAAATTAGACGACCACCTTCCAAGAATTTTGAACGACCTTTATCAGGAGATATAGAGTCACAATTTTTAAGTTTTTTATCTGAACAAGGCATGGAAGTTGATCCACGCAAAGGTTTGGTGGTTGATGGGAGTATTGGTCGTGCTTACATCAACTTAGGTGGTGAAAGGAAGCTGTCAGGTTGGTATCAACTGTGGATGGATCAGAGTGTTCCATTTGGAAGGGTGGGAGATTACAGAGTATCTACAGACCAACCGACAGCGATTTGGAAACCTGAGAATCGTAAACGCCAAACCATTACCAAGACTGAACGAGAAGAAATAGATCGACTCAAGAAAGAAGTCGAAGTCAAGAAGGCTGAGAAACATACCAAATCTGCTAAACGCTCACAAGCCATGTGGGAGAAAGGCGAAGACTGTGAAAAACATCCCTACTTAGAAACCAAAGGAGTTTTATCTTATGGTTTGAAGGTAGATGAAAATGGGCTCTTAATGATTCCGATGTTGAACAATGACTTGGCTGTGGTGGGGATGCAATTTATCTCTGACGATGGCACCAAGCGTTTTTTGACTGGTTCTAAAAAAGCAGGTAGCTTTTTTATTCTTGGACAAGAAATACTTAAAACCTCAGACACGATTTACTATGGTGAGGGTTACGCAACTTGTGCTGATATTTACAGAGACATGTCATGTCCTGTGTTTGTTTCTTTCGATGCTTACAACCTATCGAAGGTTGCTGAAAGCGTTTTTGAAACACTCAAAGACAGACGACACATCTTTGTGGCAGATAACGATGACTCCAAGACTGGTGAGAAAGAGGCGATTAAAGCCTGTCAGTGGATCATTAAACAAGGTGGTATGGCTGAGGTACACATGCCTGAAACAAAGGGTGACTACAACGACCACAGGGCTGTCAGTGGCGAAGTTATCCCTGCTCTCAAGTTTGTCGATGTTCCCACAGATGTCGATTTTGTGACCTCAGAAAAAGGTCGTATGTTGAACCTAAAAGAAAATGTCTTGGGTGTCATGAAGACTCACAACATCAATGTTAATTATAATGTGATTAAAAAACGCATGGAGATAGAAATACCTCATATGAACTTTATCGCTGACATGAAGGAAGAAGCGAGTTTGGTAGAGATCGAAGATCGCTGTATCAAGATGGGAGTACCCCACACTAGGGTGCGAGACTACCTCAAAGTGATCGCTAATGAATACAATCCTGTCATTGAATGGATCGAAAGCAAGCCTTGGGATGGAACATCTAGGATTGGCGAGTTCCTAAAGACGATTACTTCGAGTACACCTGAAGCTCTGAAAGACATGTTGCTCAGGAAATGGTTAATTAGTTGTGTAGCGGCTTGTTATGAGCCCAATGGTGTCGAACTAGAAGGTATCTTAGTCTTCCAAGGAGCACAGGGATTAGGCAAGACCATGTGGTTCAAAAGACTGTGTGACTACAACAATGGATGGTTACTAGAGGGTGCTACCCTCAATCCAAGTGACAAGGATTCAGTAAAGAGGGCTGTAAGCCACTGGATAGTAGAACTAGGTGAGATAGAGTCTACTTTTAAGAAGAGTGACATCGATCAGCTTAAAGCCTTTATCACAGCCAAGACAGATGAACTAAGATTGCCCTACGACAGAGCCTTTACAACTTATCAAAGGCGTACAGCGTTTTATGCTTCAGTCAATGCTAGGGAGTTCCTAACAGATTCCAGTGGTAACAGGAGATTTTGGTGTATCGCAGTGACAGGTATAAACTTTAATCATGGAATCAACATGCAACAAGTGTGGGCTGAGATAAAAGAAACCATGTATGTGCAAGGACAAAAGAACTGGTTTTTATCACCTGATGAAAGAGAATTGTTACAAGATAGCAATGAAGGTTACAGAACCCAATCATCAGTCGAAGACTTGTTGTTACAGTATGTGAAGTTCGATACCACTAACCCACAAGCAGTACAGATGACTGAGTTACTCAGAGACATGGGTATAGCCAATCCAAGGATGCCTGACTTTAAAGAAGCCAGTCGAGTGTTAAGTCAAAATGGAGTTGAGCCTAGACGATCCAATGGCAAGAAAGTTTACGACATAGAATATGACAAACCTGACAATGGTTTTACCAGTGACAAGAAATATGGAGATGTGTTTTGATGGAAGAACCCAAAAAAGAAATATTAGAGTCTAATGTTGAAATGACTGAAATCGATCAAACGATCTACAAGAACTTTGACTTTAACTTTGATGGCAAGACAACTTTTGAAGTGCCAAACATGCCTGATGTAGATACAGATTTTTCTATAGGTGTAATCTTTGGTTCGAGTGGCAGTGGCAAGTCTACTTTACTAAAAAGATTTGGTGTGGAAGAAACTTTGGACTGGAACCCCAAACATTCTGTGGCATCGCACTTTGATAGTGAAGAGGATGCTATAGCTAGACTCAGTGCTGTTGGACTTAACACAGTGCCTTCTTGGGCAAAACCTAGACATGTATTATCTAATGGCGAGGGCTTCAGGGCAGACATGGCGAGAAAAATTAAGAATCACGCTGTGATAGATGAATTTACTTCGGTGGTGAATAGAGAAACAGCGAAAAGTTGCTCTGTGGCGTTGTCAAAGTATGTAAAGAAACAAGGCATTAAGAATGTAGTTTTAGCGACTTGTCATGAGGATATACTTAGTTGGTTAGAACCTGACTGGGTGTATTGTACTGACACTCAAGAGCTAAAAAGGGGGTCACTTCGGCAACCTATACAAGTTCAAGTATACCGATGCGATAAATCTTTGTGGACAATGTTTGCGAAACATCACTATTTAACAGCAAACATACCTAATGCTATTAGGTGTTTTTGTTGCATATGGGAAGGTCAACTCGTAGGCTTCGGAGCAAGCATCAGTCTACCGGGCAAGATACCACCCTTATATGAAGGTGATACAAGAAAGAAATGGCGTGGATGTAGGACAGTTGTGCTACCTGACTTTCAGGGTCTTGGCATAGGTGTCAGGTTTTCAGATGCCATTGCAGACATACACATTGAGGATGGCTACAGGTATTTCTCGAAGACAGCACACATGAGAATGGGCGAATATCGACAACACAGCCCATTGTGGAGAGCTACTTCTACTAATTTGGTTGATCGACAGAAGGCTAGACGAAAGAATGTGAAGAAAGAATGGCACCACATGACTTTGGATGTAGATAGGATATGTTATTCGCATGAATACATAGGTCCTGACAATAAATCCTATGATCCTCAGTGGAACAAACAAGAATTTATACAAAATGATTTATTTGGAGAACAAACATGAAATGTTGGCATTGCAAAGCTGACCTCATATGGGGTGGAGACAATAACATCGTAGATGAGGATGGTCAGTTTATGTTGGAAACTAATTTGCACTGTCCTGACTGTGATGCACAGGTGATCGTCACCACACCTATCGCCACAGCTATCAAAGATGAGGAAGGCGAAGACTCAGAGGCGTTGCACTAATGATAA